GGAGATGCCCACGCTGCTCGGCGTGGCCGTCACCTCGGAACTCAGGTTCAACAGCGCACGGTCCTCGCCGAAGGTATCGAAGAAGGCCAGCCGGAAATACAGGGGCACGCCCGGCGCCACCGGTCCGGTGCTGTAGGCGATATTGGGGCCGTCGTACACCCGGTTGGCGCCGCTCGGCGCGAAGCCCGAGCTGGTGCTCATCCATACCTTCATGCCGGCGAAGTCGCTGATGGCCGGCATGGCCGCGCCAATGACCACGCCGCCGGGCATGGCGGAACAGAACACGCCGGTCGGCGCCGGCGGTGCGGGGTTGCTCACCGTGAGCGTGGCGGGAACGGTACTGAGCTGCCCCTGGATGCCGCGCAGGTACACCTTGATGGTGAAATAGCGGTTCGGGATCGGGTTGTTGGCCGAGTCCTCGATGTTCTTGCCGAGGGTATAGATGTAGAACGGATCGGTCGTGTGCTCAGTGCGCAGCAGGCGCGGCGGGTTGTCGATGCTGTAGACTCGCACCTCGTAATCCCGAAAGTTGATGCCGAGCGAGCCGCTGTTGCCGCCGTAGGGCTCGCTGCCGATGTCGTACGAATTTCCGGTCGAGGTGGGCCGCCAGGCGAACTTGGCATCCGGCCCGGCGAAGGTCGTACTCGTCCCGAGTCCGAACAGTTCGAGGCCGGTCACGTCGGCCATAGCGGGTGGCGCCGGCGGCGTCACTGCCAGCCGGTAGGCGGTCACGTCGGCAAGGTTCTGCAGGCCACCGCCATACTTGTTGAAGGCGCGCAGCTTCACGTAGATCGTGGTGTTCGATTCCGCCTGGGTAATCGGGATCCTGGTCAGTCCATCGACGCGCACGAACGCTTCGCCCACGCCGTGCGCGGCCGCCTTGGTGCCGTGCAGGCCGCGTTGCAAGTAAGCGAGGCTGTACTGGTATAGCGCCGTCAGCGTGGCATCGCGGTACGCGATGAGTTCACCGCCGACATAGCAGAGCGTGATGTCGCCCGCGTCCGCTTCCGCCTGCGTGGCCGAAGACAGCGTGCCGAAGCTCTGGAGGAGGTTCACGCCCAGGGTCGACACGGTATCGGTGCCCATCTGCTGACTGATGGCCGACGTGGTCACGCCCGTGCGGTTGATGCCGGTGGCGGTGGCCCGCTTGGTGTATGAACTGCCGTCGTCGGACACCCATACCTCGCAGCCCCCATAGTTCCCGCCCGAGCCGCTGGTGGCGATCCACATCTCGAGCGCGCCGCCGGTCAGGTCGAGCGGACCACCGAACATGACCGGCGCGTTGGCGTTGCCGGGCGGGATCGCGTAGTTCACCACGTAGCCATCCACCGGCTGCGAGGGATACACGGCGTTGTGCGACACCTGGCCAGGAAATTCCTCGGCAGTGACGGCCAGCATGCCGTCGGCGTCTTCCTCGATCGACAGGATGCGCACCGGCGCATGATCCAGCCCGAGCGCCGCATCGGTCAGCGTCACGATGTCCATCGGCTCCAGCAGGATGTAGCGCCAGCCCAGCCGGAATTCGTAAGTATTGCGGATGTAGAGACCGCGCTGCAGGATGCGTTGCGACGCGCCGCGCGCTACGGCCAGATCGCAGATCATATGAAGCTGGATCACGGGACGCTGCCGCAGGCCGTAGTTCGCGATGCTGGCCGCATCGGTGGCCGTCACCGGCTCGACATTGTACTGGCTCGACCGGTTGCGGAACTCGATGGTCACCGAGTTGAAGGCGTCGGCGGGGTTGCTGCGCAGGCAGCTCACCGGGTCGTTGCCGTCGGCGATGAAATCATTGTCGCTCAGGTCGTACAGCACGGCATTGTTCGGCGTGTAGGTAACGCCGTTGCCGGTGATTGACTGATCGCTGTAGGGGATGATTTTGAGCACGCCCTCGGAGAACACCGGCGCGCAGTTCGCCACCTCCAGGATGTCTTTCAGCATGCTGGCCGCCGCGATCTGCGACGTGTAGGCCGGGCTGATGAATATGCCGCTGGCGACGCAGTAGTTCGAGAATTGCGTCAGGTCGCCAAGTTGCGCGGTGGGCCAGCCGGCGCCGTAGTAACTGTTGGACAATGCGTCGGCTATTACTTCCTTCGGGTTCGCATCGACGATGCCGCCGCCGAACTGTTTCAGCGCCGCCACCTCGAAGTTGAAGGCCGGCAGCGCACCGGAGCCATCCAGCGGCACCGAAGCGCCCGCGACGTAGCACAGTCCCTGGTAGCCGAGCGCCTTCGTCGGGTGCGTCGTCGTGAGATAGCCCCACGCCGTTTGAGGATTCGAGCCGCCGAACAGCGACATTCCGGCCTGCGCCAGCGCCGTAGTTGAGCCGCCGCCCGACGTGTAGTTGTAGGTGATGTAGATCGACGCGCCGGCCTCCGCGCTGTTGAAGGTGTAGACGCCAGTTGGGGATACGGTGTATTGGTTCGGCCCCGGCGGGACCGCGACGCGCTCCAGCGGTGCATAGCTACTCTGATCGATCAACAACCCGAAGAGTTGTACGTTGACGTCGGACTTGAAGTTCGCCGCGCCATTCACCGTGACCTGAAACGGCGCGGTACCTGGAACGAAGTGCGGCTCCAGCGACGTAACGCCGGTCGTGCCGGCCACGGCGCCGCCAAGCTGCGACTTGCCGGCCCACACATTCGGGATCGCCGATACGACGCCCTCGCACAGGCCAATTGCGACGGCGGCCTCGTAGGTGTAGCTGGTCGTCGATGTTTCCGAGCCACCACCGCCGCCCTTGCCGCCCGTACGCTGCGTCGACGTGTGCGGCAACGCCTTGAAGTCGCCGTACCAGATCAGGTTGCCGGGGATGCGCGTTTGCCCATAGACGAGGCTGATAACCGCGCCGTGGCTTGACTGCTGGATCTGGATCGCGCCGATGGCGGGCGGCGTGCTGGCCAGCGCGGTTTTCCCGCCGTTGAAAAGGCCACCCATCAGCCGTTCCCCCAAAGCGTGAAGAACAGCGGCCTGCGCCCCTCGAACTCGCCAATGTCGCCGCGCCCGAGAACGCAGTACCGTTCCTGCCGGTAGGCATGCACGATGGTCGGCCAGTCGGTGACGATGCCGCCGTGCGACACGCAGCGACCGAAGCGCCACACCACGATATCCCCCGGCTTGGGCGCGTCGGTCGGCATGGCGAACTTCCGCACCCAGCCGAGGTAGCGTTCCTCGTCGCGGTGGAGCATCCAGTCGGCGGGATAGTCACCGGGATCGAAATCGGGCGACAGGCCGCAGGCGGAATACACGGCGATGAGCAACTGCCCGCAGTCCACGCCGGCGCCCTTTACCCGGGCGCGGTGCTCGTAGGGCGTGCCGCACCACGACAGCGCCTCCTTGACGACGGCCTGCCGCTGCTCCAGTTCGGTCGTCATATGCCGGTCTCGGGTGTCGGGATGTAGGGGAAGCCCCGGAAGTTGGCGAGGTTGCCGAACTTCCCCGAACACGTCGCCTGCTGGTGGTCGCAGCCCGGATAGGCCGTGAAGCCGTCGCCGGCGGCTGGCGCCACCGGCAGCGGGTTGCCCAGGGTGAAGGCGTGTCCGGCGTAGCTCTTGACCGTGCGCTTCAACCCGGCGTTCGCGCCGGACGTTCCGACGACATAACCGAGATCGAAATAGCCGTCCGCAGCGGTTGCGCCGGTCGGGATGGCCGTCGTGGTCGCGCCGGCGCTTGCCGTCACCGCCACGGCGTAAGCGGCCTTGGCGAGCTTGCAGCCGCTCGCCAACAGCCCAAGGGCAAGCATGTCGTCGTCGTAGAGCGTATGCAGGCACGGCGGCTGATAGACGTTGCGCGGCATCATCACGTTGAGCAGCGTGAGGTCGCTCATCACCTTCAGGGTGGCCGCCGTCCTGCCGATCTGCGCATCCGCCACGCGACCCGAGAACACAGACGCCGTTCCGGCGCTGGTGTTGCCCGGCACCGGCATGAACAGCTTATCGACCTTGACCCGGGCGCCGTCCATGAGACCGGCGCGGATCAGGGAGAGCACCGGCATGCCGCCGAGCGTGTTGCTCGACCCCGCGTAGAGCGTGAGACTCATTTCGTCAACCTCGATGCCGACCAGGCAGCGCACTTTTTCGCGCTTGAATTGCATGTCGCCGGCTAGGTAGGTGTTGCCGCCCACAACCAGATCGGCGTCCCATGACGTATAGAGTCCGA